CTCTTCCGATCTGAATTTTGGCAGAAACCAAGGCCCATGCCGAGCCAGGTTCCTGGGCCAAAGTCTGGAAGTTTGTCTGGAAGCATCGTGACTTGCTGATGCCGTGGAGTGGACCACGGTCAGAAGCAATCCACAAGCTGTCTTGGGAGTCTTGGGTCGCGGCATTCCCACCTGCCAGGAAGGTGGTCCTTGAAAAGGAGCGACTCTCGTTGTTGGAGAGGGGCATTATCGACGATGTCGGTAAGCTGCTCAGGCCATCGGCACTTGACAAGCAGGTCAGGTACAAGCTCTTTGTAAAGAAGGAGCTTGGACCAGGGACTTGCCCAGCCGATGACGTTAGGAACGATGATGGCATGTTCGGGGTTGAGACCCGCTTATTTGACAAGCCCCGCGCCATTCAGTCTCCTAACGAGTGCTGCCACGTGATTCTTGGACCATGGCTCAGGGCAGCCACCAAAGTGTTCAAGAACCAGCACCCGGTGTGGTTTAATACCACATACGCTGGCGGTTTGACGCCAGTGGACCTGGACAATTGGATAAATACCAGGCCCAGTGCTGACACGTGGATCATGTGCGACTTCTCCCAGTTTGACGGGAGTATCGGCCCGGATGCACTAAAGTTTGTGCGTTCATGGCTGAAGGCACATGGATTTCCCCGCCATGAATTGTTGAAATTCTGGCAGAAGTGGGCAATTGCTCGTGGTCGTGCTGCTGGCGGCATGAAGTACCGGGGTGGTGAAATGAACTGCTCCGGTAGAGACGACACGGCATTGATTAACGCGCTGCTCAACTGGGCATCCCAAACGACTGCTTGGATTGCCGAGTTTTGTGGCGTGGGAATCAACGGCTTAAGCCGGTTGACCCCAGAACAGGTGGGGAAAGCGCACTCAGGTATTAACCTGATCTGCCTGGGCGACGACTCGTTGGCGTCGGTGCCCCATTTGCCATCTTCGACCTCACTGCGACGGGTTGAAAGCTATATTGCAGGTTTGGGATTTTCCTGCAAAATAGCCGTCGCACAGGAGAAGGATGAAGTGGTCTTCCTTGGCAGTAGACCATACTGGGCCATCGTGAATGGCACCGAGACATTGAGCTGGGGCCCAACTCTCGGACGTCGGTTGTACAAGCATCATTGGATGCTTCAGCCAACCAAGGCGGTATTGAGGTGGCTTGCCGGAATCGTTGATTTCGAGCATATGGCTTACAGCCACATACCTTACCTTGGTGAGCTAGCCGACGCTGCCCATGAGGTCACTAAGTTTGTGACCTGTAGGCTCACACCCGAGGCACTAGTTAAGAGTGGTGCCATGAATCGCTTCCG